CTTCATTGAAGAAGCAATCTCAGCAGCTGCTAAAGATCAACTCTTTGAGTTTAACGACGAAATCACAAGAACTAACTTTGTGAATATTGTTGAACCATTCCTTCGTGATGTTCAGTCCAAACGAGGTATCTTTGACTTCAGAGTTGTTTGTGATGAAACAAATAACACTGCTGCCATCATAGATAGTAATGAGTTTGTCGCAGACATCTTCATTAAACCTGCAAGGTCAATTAACTTTATTGGTCTTACCTTCGTTGCCACAAGAACTGGCATCTCGTTCGATGAAGTTATTGGAACTGTTTAATTAAAGGACTAAAGAAAAATGGCAACCCAATTTAACAGACCACCACTTAGAACGATCACCGACTTCAAGAGCAAGATGGCCGGTGGCGGTGCAAGACCGAATCTATTTGAGGTGGAACTCGTCTTCCCTGATCCAATCGCGATTGAGAATGACGTTAAAGAAAAATCAAGGTTCTTGGTTAAAGCTGCTCAGTTACCAGCATCTAACATCACACCCATTGAAGTTAACTTCAGGGGTAGGATTCTAAAGATTGCTGGTGATAGAACCTTCGATACATGGACAGTCACCGTAATTAATGACGTTGACTTCTCTATCCGTTCCGCAGTAGAAAAATGGATGAACTTTATAAACAAAATGGAAGATGCAACTGGAGCGCAAGATCCAGCAGCGTATCAACCTGATGCTTATGTTCATCAATTAGACCGTGACGGATCCACACTTAGAACCTATAAGTTCCATGATGTGTTCCCAACAAATATCAGTGCAGTTGACCTCAGTTATGAAACTGTGGACAGTGTAGAAGAGTTTACCGTTGAATTCCAAGTTCAGTGGTGGGAAGCACTCAAGGGCATCGGAGCTAACGCTGGCGGTGAGGCAATCAATTAAACTATTGATTTTTTTGATAAATAGTGTATAATAGAATATAAAGACGTTATACAATGCCTAAACTTTTTGGTTTCTCCATTGACGACTCAGATAAGAAAGCTGACTCAGTAGTTGCACCCGTTCCTCAAAATAATGAGGACGGGGTTGACTATTTTATACAGTCTGGTTTCTATGGACAGTATGTTGATATAGAAGGAGTATATAAAACAGAATATGATCTTATTAAAAGATATCGTGAGATGGCACTACATCCTGAAGCGGATAATGCTATTGAAGATGTCGTTAATGAGGCTATTGTAAGTGATCTATACGATTCACCGATTGAAATAGAATTGTCAAATGTAAATGCAAGTGACGGTTTAAAAGATAAAATTCGTAATGAGTTTAGGCACCTTAAAGAAATTATGGACTTCGATAAGAAGTCTCACGAAATTTTTAGGAATTGGTATATTGACGGAAGATTGTTCTACATGAAGGTCATCGATGTAAAAAGACCTCAAGATGGAATACAAGAACTGAGATATATTGATCCGATGAAGATGAAATATGTCAGACAAGAAAAGAAGAAGAAAAATCAGAGAGGAAATGGTTTAATTGATGTTAATAATCTTAGAGATATAACCAAAGAAGCATATCCAGAAGTTGAAGAGTATTACATCTATACTCCAAAACCAAATTATCCTATGGGTGTATATTCCCCACAGGCAACTGGTAAGTCAAAGTCAATTAAAATTGCAAAGGATTCAATCACATATGTAACATCTGGATTGTTTGATCGCAATAAAGGAACTTGTTTATCATATCTTCATAAGGCTATCAAGGCACTCAATCAACTTAGAATGATTGAGGATTCTCTTGTTATCTACAGATTATCAAGAGCACCAGAAAGAAGAATATTCTATATTGATGTTGGTAATCTACCAAAAGTAAAAGCAGAACAATACCTAAAAGAGGTAATGTCTCGCTATAGAAATAAACTAACTTACAATGCACAAACTGGTGAAGTTCGTGATGATCGTAAGTTTATGTCAATGATGGAAGATTTCTGGTTACCTAGAAGAGAGGGTGGTCGTGGAACTGAAATCTCAACACTTCCCGGTGGCCAAAATCTAGGCGAACTATCTGATATAGAATATTTCCAGAAAAAATTATATCGTGCATTAGGAGTTCCAGAATCAAGAATCGCATCTGAAGGTGGATTCAATTTAGGAAGATCTTCTGAGATATTAAGAGATGAACTTAAGTTCTCTAAATTTGTAGGAAGACTACGTAAGAGATTTGGTAACATGTTCAATGACATGTTAAGAACACAATTAATTCTTAAAAATATCATCACTCCAGAAGATTGGGATACATTAAGTGATCATATTCAGTATGATTTCTTATATGATAATCAGTTTGCAGAACTTAAAGAATCTGAAATGATGAATGAGAGATTAGGTCTTGCAGCAACTGTAGAACCATATCTTGGTAAGTACTATTCAACTGAATATCTTCGTAAGAAAGTTCTTCGTCAAACTGATGTTGAGATTGAAGAAATTGATGCACAAATTCAACAAGAAATTAAGGATGGTATTCTTCCAGATCCAAACTCAGTAGATCCAATTACAGGTGAGCCACTTGAAGGTGGTGGTGGAGATTTAGGTGATATTCCTGTTGAAGATGATCTAGAATCACAAGGTGCAGTAACTGATGCTCAATTTGGAAATGATACCAAAAAGGCAGAGATATAAATAAAATATATACCTATCATAAAATATGGACGACATTATTGATGCGATTGCGACTGATGCATCTCCTGCGGAGATTGCTGATAGTCTAAAAGATGCAATATATCAAAAGGCTGCAGAGAAAGTAGAGGGTCTTAGACCAACTGCTTCTGCATCTATGTTTGATAATGAAATTGAGGATGAAATTGAGGTAGATACTGAACCACAAGAGGAAGAATAATGTCTAGGTTATTAATTAAAGGAACACAGATTACTGTACCAAATACAGTTGGTGCTGCTACTAGTTTTAGCAACGCAACTTGCGTTCGTTTAGTAAACAGTAGCAGCAGCACTGGTAGAACTATTACTGTTGCTGAAAATAACAGTGGTTCTGCTACTATAGGAACCTTTTCATTATTAGCAGGTCAAACCGAAATCTTAGAAAAGAATCCAACAGATGTTGTTTTTGTTGGTTCTGGAACTGATATAAAAGGTGCAAAAGTAGGATTTACAAATTAGGACTATGAAACTAATCACAGAAGAAGTCTCTAAAGTTAAATTTATAACTGAGGGAAAAGGTGCTAAAAAGAAGATGTACATTGAAGGTGTCTTCTTGCAAGGCGACCTAAAAAATCGTAATGGCAGAATGTATCCTATTAATACTCTTTCAAAAGAGGTTGGTAGATACAATGAGGCATTTGTTCAGAAAGGTAGAGCACTTGGTGAACTTGGACATCCCGAAGGCCCAACTGTAAACCTAGATCGAGTATCTCATAAAATTACATCACTTCGTCGAGAAGGTAATAACTTTATTGGTAAGGCACAACTCTTAGAAACACCAATGGGTAAGATTGCAAAATCTCTCATATCTGAAGGTGTTACCCTCGGAGTCTCGTCTCGTGGAGTTGGTTCTTTAAAAGAAGATCATGCATCTGGATGTAAAGTCGTAGGTGAAGATTTTATGTTAGCAACTGCTGCTGACATTGTTGCTGATCCATCAGCACCTGATGCATTTGTTTCTGGAATTATGGAAGGAAAGGAATGGATTTGGGATGGAGGAATTCTCCGTGAACAACTTGCAGAAAGAACTCAAAAGAGAATTAATACACTCGTTGATCAAAAAAGCCTTGAAGAGCATAAATTAAGTCTTTTCAATGATTTTTTATCAAATCTTTAAGTTCTATAAATAAATATAGATTTATTAAGATCTAATACATGTCCGTTGGTACAAATTTACAAGAAATGGAAAACGTAGTAACCAAAGGGGCAAAACCTGCTGATCCACAGCAAAAGGGATTGTCCATTTCAACACCGGGTCAAGGGTCTGTTGAAGATTTAGGAGGGCCTACTCCTGAAAATTCACGTCCTGATGATGACTCGAATAAGTTGAAAACACCCGGCACAACCTTAAAACAGGTAAAGGATATTGTGACTAAAGGTGCTAAGCCTGCAGATCCAATGCCAACGGGTATGAAAGAAGAGGAGAATGTCGAAGGCGATGTAGTCGCTGAAGATCCTGAAGTCTCCGCAGATGATGTAGTTTCTGAAGAAGAAACTGCAGAAGTCGATGAAACTCAAGAAGTTGTTGCCGAAGAGGAAGCAACTGAAGAGGAAGTTATAGAAGAAGAGCAAATTGACATCGAAGCAGATGTACAAGCACTTCTTGAAGGCGAAGAACTTTCTGAAGAGTTTCAGGAAAAGGCAAAAACAATCTTTGAAGCAGCAATTAAATCAAAACTTGCTGATGTCAGAGAAGCCGTTAAAACTGAATACGAAGAGCAACTCGTTGAAGAAGTTGCTGCTATCAAGTCTGAGCTAGAAGAAAGAGTTGACGCATACCTTGAGTATGTCGCTGACGAATGGTTGCAAGAAAATCAAATTGCAGTCGAAGCTGGTCTTAAGACTGAAATGACAGAATCATTCCTAGAAGGAATGAAGAATCTTTTTGAAGAACATTATGTATCCGTACCTGAAGAAAAATATGATGTCATCGAGAGCATGGTAGATAAACTTGATGAAATGGAAGGTAAACTCAACGAGCAAAT